AGCAAATCTTTCATGGCGACTTCACCGGCAAGAATGCCCTCGGTGACTTGGGAGACTGATTCGCCGAGCGCACCGAAACCGGTCGCGGCGCCGAGCGTGTCACCGATCGCGGCGCCGGCCAGCGAATGTGTCGCGTCTTTCGCTTTGCCGGTGCCTTCTTCCATCTCGTCGCCGATCTTGCGACCGGTTTGGTGGGCGGCGTCATCGACGGCGGCGAGGTCGGCTTTCAGTTGCTTTAGTTCGCCTTGCGCCTGATCGATCTTCGCTTTGATCACGAGTGCTTTGTCGGCCCGGTCGGCGAGCGCTTTCAAGTCGGATTCGGCGTCGGCGGTGTCTGCCGTGACGGTGACTTCTGGTGTCAGCTTCTCGAGCGCTTTCGCATCGGTCGCTACGTCTTCGATGACATCGGATGCTTTGTCTTTGGCGGTGATATCGATCTGGATTTTCGGGTCACCCGCCATGTCAGATCACCGCCCGATCGGCCAGGTCCTCGAAGATGCGCGGCACGAGCTCGGCGGCCCGATCGGTGACGATCGTCCACGCGTTGCGGCCGCGCATGCCCGGATGGTGAACCGTGATCTTCTTCATCGGACCACGTTTGCGTCGGCGGGTGGTGTGTGGTGCGGTGCCGGATGTCATCCACACCCATGGCCCGGCGGGTACACCGGTGATCAGAATCGCCTTACCGTCTTGGATCGGTCGGATGTTCTTGTCGCGGGTTCGCATTTTGATCGCACGCCGGTGGTGCCCGGCGAGCGGCGCACCGACTCGGCGCGCCTGCTCATCACCCAACTTCTTCACCAGTTTGGCGGCCGCGTAGAGCCCGGCGTCGGGGATGCGGCCCACTTCTATGGCGATGCGGTGGAGGTCCACCGATGCGGTGGCGGCCACGATCAAGCAGCGGCGTCGGTGTCGTCGGCGGTCTCGTCGTCGGCGACCAGTACCGCCGGGAACACGATGACCGGTTTGTCCAGACACGGCAGGGTGGCGGAAGCGGCGAGCGCGTCACCGGTACCGATCGGACCACCATACGAACCGGACACCAAATACACCTGCCCGGTCGCCTTGACCGCCGGCACGGCGCTATCTACCACGAGCTCGAACCACATTGGCTTGGTGTCGTTGGTGTACATGAAACCCGACAGGCCACCGAGCGATGCTGTCCAGTCCTGCAAGAAATCAATCGCGAGCTCCCAGCCGGTTTTGCCCGGCGATTGCGTAGCGGGCGCGCATGCCGTCGCGGGAATGGTGGTGAAGTTCGGTATCGCGTTAATGATGGCTTGAGTGAGTTGGCACTCATAGGCGGTACCGGCGGTGAGCCCGGCTTGGGTGGTTGCCAGACGAAACGTCGGGTTGTTCATAATGATCGCGGTACGGGCCATGGTCGGTCTCCTAGCAGGGCAGGGTTCTGGTGAGCGTGAACGTGTAATTGAGTGCGGTGTGATCGACACCACCGAGCACCACGGTGGTCAAGAAGTCGGTGCGGAAACTGATCCCGGCGCCCAACTTGTCGCCACCGATCGTGTCGAGCAGATCGGCGGCGTCGGCCAACCGGTCATTCATCGCCGGCGACACTTGTGGCGCCACCACCACCACCACTTTGACGTTGATGGTGCCGGTGATGTTCCCGGTCGCTTGGGCGCTGTCGTACTCGGGCCACACAGCCGGCACCGATGACGCGTCCGGTGGCGTGGGCCATACCGTCCACGATTCATCGAACGTGGCGGCGAGCGCGGCGGCCATCGCCTCGAGCAGTACAGCGCGGGTACTCATGCCACCGGCCATGACACGCGGCCCACCGAGTCCAATAGGACGGCGACACTGTTGGTCGGGTCCACCGACAGACGGCCTACGAAATCGGCGACTTGGAAGTATCCGCCCGGTGTGCTCGAGCGGCGCCACAAGTCTTGGGCGATCGTCAACGCGGCTTCGATGACTGGTGCCGGCCACGGTGGCGCTGGCAGTCGTAGCGCCACCGTGGCGACCCCGTAGTAACTATCGATGACCGCGGTGGTGGCGTCAACCACCCGGGCCACGCGCGGATCGGTCGGTGCTACGCCGAGCGCGGTGGCAACCTCGTCTACCGTCACATACGGTTCGCGTGGCTCATCGGGCGGTAATGACATCGGGCGGTTACTTGCCCTTCTTGGTTTCTGGCGCCTCGAACAGGAAGCCGTCATCGAAGGACTGTTGGGCGTCCTCGACGGTGGGTGCGGCGGCACGCAGTCCGACTATCCCGGTCGGCACCGTGGGAGTGAGCAGACCCATTCCCCACACCGCGTAGGACTGCCCCAACTTCTCCACGTCGGTTGCCGAGATGGTTTGCGGGCCTTCTTCGCGCCATGATGCGGCGAGCCCGTTGGTCACCAAAATTTCGGTGGCCGGCAAGTACGGGTCATAGACCACATCGAGTCCATGGACATCGATGTCGAGTGTGGATGCGTCGGCGGAACCGGTGACGTTGAACACCGGCGCCGGTGTCAACAGCCCGCCGAGTTTGATAAACGCGGTGAGACCGCAGAGCACGACTGTGGCCGGTTGCCCGGTCGCGGCTTGCACTTTGGTGGACGCGGTGAACACCGCGGTACGCAGCACCGAGCCGGTCGGGTCGGCGGCGGCCGGGTCGTAGATCACGAAGTTGTTACGGGCCAACGTGACTTGCGCGGAGAGTGCGGTGGCGGCGTCTTTGTCGGTCACCGCGGCGTAGGCGGCGGCCATGATCCGCAAATAGGACTCGAGGTAGGCCGGCGAAGATCGGTTGATCAGTTGGAGCGAAATATCCGATCCGCCGGCGAACGTCTTGAGTGGTGCGTTGGCGGTCAGAATCGACACCTTGACCGACAAGATCGGAGTTTTCTGTGTCGCCTGCACACCGACCAACGTGGTCAGGTCACCGGTGTAGTAGGGCCAGTTGATCGTCATACCCTCGGGTGGGAGCGGTTGCACACCAATCGCTTGGATGGCCGGGCGTCCCTGGTCCACGATCCCGTACACCTGGTTAATCCACCCGTTATGGATCACACCCGGGTTGTCGGTGGTGATCTGATCGGCGAGCACCCGCCCGGCCATCACCCGACCGAGCTCGCGGGCCACCTCGACATCGGCGTAACCGGCCTTGAGAGCTTCTTGGATGTTGTCGAACCGTGCCAGCGGATGAGCCGGGCGGCCGATCGTCTGGCGGCCGCCGGCGCGGGCCACCTCGGTACGGATCATCTCGGCGACCGCGGTGCGGCCGGTGGTTTCGGTGGTGTCGGGCGCGGTAGCGGTGTCGGTCATCTCATCCTCATCTTCTGGTGTGTCGGGTTCTTCTGGTTCTGGTTCTTCTGGTGTGTCGGTGTTGTTGGCGGCCTCGAGCGCGGCGATGCGGTCCTCGAGTGAGATCACCGGTGCCGGTGCGGCGCGTACCGCGGTGACCAGTGCGCCGGCGTAGGCGGGTGCGGCGGGTGGGAGGACGGTGGCGACACCGGTCAGCAGGGACGGTTGGGCGGCGGTGCGTACGACGGTGCCGGCGGCGTCGGGTTGGGTGTCGGGTGCGTCGGCTTCGATCGACACCGAGTTGACCGCGCCGAGCGCGGCGAGCTCATGCACCCGGCGGCCCTCATCCGTCGCCAAGTGGAGCGTGCCGTGCAAACCGTCGGGTAGATCGGTGATGTTGCGAGCGACACCGATCAACGGGCCACGCTCCAAACCTCGAGGTGTTTGGACGTGCATCCCGTAGACGTGGACCGGGCCGGCGTCGGGTGCCACCAGGCTGCCGCGTTCCCATGTTTCGGTGTAGGTGGTGCGGTTGTCATCGGTGACGGTCGCCGGTGTGTCCCACGGCATCAGGACCACATCCAGTTGGCCGGATGGGCCGGCGGCCGGTGCACCGGTTTCGCGGGCGATCATCGTGCGGTTGATTTCGGTCATGCGGGGACACTCCTTAGCGGTCGGTCGGCGTTGAGTTGTGCCGGTTGCCGTGGTGGGTCGGCGGCTTGCATCGGCGGGAGTTTGGCGGTGATGAATCGCACCTCGTCGGGTGTCAACCACGCCTGTCCACCGAGCGCTTGCGAGAAGTACACGCCTTGCGTCGCGAGGTCGGTCGGCACGAAATTGGTGGTGTCGAGTTGGGCGACGGTGCCGAACCAGAGCAGATCGGAAAATGCGGCTTCCATGCGGGTCATGTACGGGCCGAGACCGATGGCACGCCACTTAATAAATTCACCCTCGGTTGTGCTGTACGTCAAGGAGTCGCCGCCGGCGACGTTGACGATCGACGGCATGACACCGAAAGCCCTAGCCACCTCGGAGTTGGCCCAATTCATCGACTCGACTAGCTGACTGTCGACGGCGTTGGTGCCGACCGGTGCCAGGGTGGCGCCGTTATCGATCACCGTAGGTTCGTGGCGGCGACCCCACGACGTGAGCAACTGGTCCTTGAGCTTCTTGGCGTCATCCGGATCAAGGCGCCTAGCGATGAGCAGTGCGATCGATGGGAAACCGGCCTCCCAAAATGAGCCGGCCATGTCATACAACGCCGCGAGGTATTCCATGGCGCGCCAACAGTCGCGGCACGGCGGGTCGCCGGCGCTACCGGCGCGTGGTACTTGGTACGGCACCCAGATCACTTCACCCGGCCCGGGCCC